AAGATTGCTACTAGTGTAGCGGGGATAAAGAATGAATTGTTCATAGCAAATAACTGTTTTAAATTGTTTCGTAAATTCGGTTTGCTGATCTCAAGGTAAGACAAACTTTTCGATCTCACAAATTTTTTTTCTAACTTTGCTATATTCAATCGTAGATTGAAGAAATATTACCACAACCCTCGAATTAAAAGAATTGACCCGTCATGGGTTGCAAATCGAAATGAAGCTAAGCGAAAACCTAACCCTAAGGGAGGCTGTGAAGTCAGACACAGCGACCCGCCTTGGAATAAAAAACGAGCCTGATCAGTGGGAGATAAACAACCTGATAGCTATTGCTCAGAACGTGTTTCAACCTATGCGAGATCACTTCGGTATACCTATCGGGGTAACCTCTGGCTATAGATGTAAAGCATTAAATACAGCCATCGGGGGAAGTAAATACTCTCAGCATATGATTGGGGAGGCGCTCGATATAGACGCGCATATGTGTGGTGGGGTTACAAACAAGGAGCTCTTTAATTACATCAAAGACAACCTTGATTGGGACCAAATGATCTGGGAGTTCGGAGACGAAGAAGAGCCAGACTGGATCCACGTCTCGTACAAAGAAGCAGGCAAGAATAGAAAACAGCTTAGAAGTGCTCACAGAGACGAAAAAGGAGTCTATTATAAGAATATGTAATGGCGAAGCAAGCAAACAACTATTCTCCAGCGGCCAACAAGGTTAGCCGACCAGGAGTACACGCTAAGACTAAGACTTCAAAAAACAAGCGTAGCAAAAACTACAGAAAAGCTTATAAAGGTCAAGGACGCTAAAGTGAGTTATAGAAACGTTGCACCGCTAGCCTTCCTTTCTGCGACATCGCATAACGAACTCTGTAGTTATATTTTGTCTCATCACGAAACAAGTGATCATCAGCCGTTGATGAAGGGGTGAGCCTGTCGAAGTGCTTATATATATACCCCATAGAAACCAGGGGGTATATCATTCTGTCAGCCAGGTTCTTCTTATTCATTCCATATTCGCTAGCTACCCAGGATATCGTGAAAAACTCAAGATCATATATGAACAGCATAAAGTACAGGTAGCTTCTGGTTAGGTCGCTTCCGTCCAAGAACATGTCGGTAGCACTTCTTATGTTCTTTAAGAAGTTTTGCTTTACATACTTTTCTGGAAGCATGGAGACGTCTCTAAACAATCTCGTTTTTCTAACTGTTGACCTGGGCATGTAAAATGTGTCGTATATTTGACTTAAACAAATTTACATCATGAACCCTAAAGACACCCTCTTCTTTGCCGAAATGTATTCTCTCGTCAAAAAGATGGAAGAAACGATTGATGAGTTCGAAATGAAAGATCGCACCCTAGCCTCTATAGTCGTTGGAGTAATAGACTTCGACGCTGTTGAGGAGGAGGATGGGAGTGCAGAAATGAAAACAATGTACAGCTTCAACCTTGAGAACAGGGACGAGCTAGAAACGCTGAAACAGGTTATGGATAACGCCTATTCAGATGACGACTCATTAGACAGCCTCTTGGGTGATTTAGGAATATCCCTGAACTAATGGAAGGACTTATTAGAAAGATTGTTATCGGGCCAAACCCGAAAGAAGGCATGGCTTATTACGTAGGCATGAGGGCTGGAAACGGCTTGGTATCTGCTATTGTTTTAGACGATGAGCTATTGTTCAAGAAATCAATAAAAAGATATCTTGTTTATATAGAACGCGACGGATCCACAATGCTATGGAAGAGCGTGGAAGACGTGCCGTGTATAATTGAATTTGACTTAAACTTTTAACATGAAAAGTCTAAATAACTTTATTGTTTATCTCGAAAAAAAGTTTGAAGACGAGATAGAAACAGAAGGTGGTCTAAAGCTTTACGTAGACACCAAATTTGAACCATTTAAAAACAGAGTAAATGAAGGAGAAGTTATTGCTGTTCCTGCGAAACACGAAACAGGCGTTGAAGAAGGGGACACCCTTTACTTTCATCACCTCGTTGTTATGGCTGACGCTCAGCCTCTTCCTGTTGACGACAATCATTTTGTTGTTTATTATCATCCTGACCACGCCATTAGTTCTCAAGCTTTTGCTTACAAGTCTAAAAGGACTGGCAAAATCTCTGCTCTCTCTTCCTGGTCAATTCTCAGTCATGTTGAGCAAAAGTCCGAGGTTACTTCAAGTAGCATACAGATTGTTAAACTCAAGGAGCCTCAAGTTAAAACAGCTAAAGTTGCTTTTGAAAATAAAAAGCTAAAAGACTTAGGCGTAAAGAAAGGCGATATAGTTGGGGTTAAAAAAGACTCTGACTACTCCTTTAAGATCGACGGAGACACTTTCTACAGGACAAGACTAGACGATATCTATTATGTCGAAACTTAAATTTACTACCCTTAGCGCTGCCCAAAGACTAATGGACAGCATGGAGGTTGCTATCGATAACATGATTGAAGAGGTCAAGAAGCCTGTCGATCCCGAAGCAGGTGGGTCTGCACGTAAGGCCGAGCTCCAATCCATAAAGCAAACGGCTATCGACTGTAAAGAGCTTTTGGTGGAGCGCCAGAGGTTAGAGCAAATGGTTAAAGAACTAAACGACAATGGAGAAATCGAAAAAGACAAAGACTACTCAGGAGGATTCGCAGAAAGATTTTCTAAATAACCCAAGCGGACTTGTCTACTGGGATGACTATGACTTTAAAAATCAGTCAATTACAACTGGTCACTTAAACGTAAATTACACGCCCTCGTAGCTCAGTTGGATAGAGCAACAGCCTTCTAAGCTGTGGGTCCTAGGTTCGAGTCCTAGCGGGGGTACAATAAAATTAAACAACATGCCAGACTTAATTTGCAAAAAATGTAAAGCAGAAAAATCTGTAAGAAGCCTCACTATGAAGTTCAGAGAAGGTAGTGTTTATTACCCTGAAGGGCAGTGTGAATGCGGCGAACAAATGGAGATTAAAAACCCTAAAAAAGGCGTACCTTCGTTGGGCAGAATGGATGCACACGGCCAGAGTTATTGATGTCCGTTTTAATCGACATAAAAGGGTATGAAACTAAAGGGATTAAGATCGACCCTAACGGTACAGAGGGAGAAGCTATCGAGCTCCACGGGCTACTCGTGGTCCTTCCAAAGAAACCGCGCAAATCGCAAATTCTCTTCCATGACCAGCCAAAGAAGCTGCAAATGTGGAAACGCTCACCTATGCCAGAGGAAATGCGTAGGATACGCAGTATGGATGAGTGGCTCGAAAAACCTGCCGAGTTTCGCAACAAGTTTCGTTCTTACATCGAACAAGAGTTTCAGCGTCGGCGCGACGGTGTATGGTTTTACAATAATGGGGAACCTACGTATATTACAGGGAGACACTATATGTTTCTACAATGGTCTAAAATTGATGTCGGATATCCATCATACCTCTCTTTCCAAAAAGACATCTTTACGCACATGGCTGCTTGTGAAGTTGACCCTCGTTGTTTCGGTCAGCTTTATACTAAGTGTCGTCGTTCTGGCTACACTAACATATGCTCTGCTGTCTTGGTGGATGAAGCTAGTCAAGTTAAAGAGAAGCTTCTTGGCATACAGTCGAAAACTGGTAAAGACTCGCAGGAGAATATTTTCATGAAGAAGGTGGTTGCGATCTTCCGCAGCTACCCATTCTTTTTCAAGCCTATCCAGGATGGTACGACAAACCCTCGTATGGAGCTGGCCTTCCGCGAGCCCTCCAAACGTATAACCAAAAACAATAAAACATCCCACAGGGGTGACGCTCTTAATACGGTTATAAACTGGAAGAACACCACTAATAACGCTTATGACGGTGAGAAGCTTCACATGCTGTATCTTGATGAGGCTGGTAAGTGGGAGAAGCCCACAGACATTAGAGAAGCCTGGAGGATAGAAAGAACCTGCCTTATAGTGGGTAAGAGGATTGTAGGTAAGGCCCTTGTGGGGTCTACAGTAAACCCTATGAGTAAAGGGGGTAGTGAATATAGGGAGTTATGGAAAGACTCAAAACCTACAGAGAGAAATAATAACGGACGAACCAGGTCTGGGCTATACAGGATATTCATTCCAGCTTACGACGCTCTTGAGGGTTTTTTTGACGTATACGGCAATTCTGTTGTTGATGATCCTCCCCAGGAGATACAAGGTATAGATGGGGACCCTATCGAGGAGGGAAGTAAGCGATACCTGAAGAATGATCGTCAGTCTTTTAAGGATGATCCCTCCGAGCTAAACGAGATAGTTCGTCAGTTTCCCTTTACTGAAGACGAAGCATTTAGAGATAGCATTCAGGGTAGTCTGTTTAACCTAGGTAAGATCTATCAACAAATAGAATACAACGACGATTTGTTTCCTAACCCTGTGGTGAAGGGTAACTTTGTTTGGGTTAAAAAAGACGAAGAGGTGGCCTTCTCTCCTGACCCCAACGGCAGGTTTAGGGTTTCTTGGATGCCTAAAAACAAGAACGTAAAGAAAGAAGAGGGAGGCAAGAAGGTTGCCCCAAACGGACACATAGGCTGCGGCGGTGTTGACTCCTATGATTTAGATTCCACGGTTGACGGCAGGGGATCCAAAGGAGCTTTACACATGTACAACAAGTTTAATATGGAAGGCCCAGCCAACATGTTTGTTGCGGAATATGCTTCCCGACCAGACCTAGCTAGCATATTCTACGAAGACGTCCTGATGTGTGCTTTCTTTTACGGCTACCCTTTACTTGTAGAGAACAATAAGTACGGCATCGTAAGATACTTTGAATCAAGAGGTTACGATGGCTACCTAATGGACCGACCTGACTTCCTTAAGGTTCCAGGATCATCTAAGAACGTGAGAACAAAAGGCATACCTTCTAACTCCCAGGACGTGATACAGTCTCACGCTCAGGCTATCGAAGCCTACATACACAACCACGTAGGCATTAAACCAGAGTCTGATGAGTTTGGAAATATGTACTTCAACAAAACCCTAGAAGACTGGATAGGATACAAGATAGACAACAGAACTAAGTTTGACCTTACCATAAGTTCTGGTCTAGCTCTTTTAGCTGCTCAAAAAGTAAAGCAAGAAAAGAAGCAATCCGACTTCACAAACAAGCAGTTTATAAGGACTTTCAAGCCTAAAGTGTGGCACTCCTAGTTTTACTATATTTGCATTGAGTTATAAGAACTCGACTCATTGCAAATGAACATCAACAACAAAAAATCAGGCTTTCCTAACCCGCTTAGCCCTCCAGAAGAAAAAGGAGGAAAAGAGTACGGACTAGGATACGCTAAAGCTATATATCAGCAGTGGGGTAAAATGGATCAAGACGGGTCCACCTACAAGAACAGGAACCGAACTTTCGAAAAGAACAGAAAGTACGCCAACGGAACCCAGGACACGGCCATATACAGATCTTTACTTACGTCTCTTGATCCTAACAACGGTGACGGAAGTATGCTAAATCTGGACTTTACCCCAGTCCCAATCCTTCCTAAGTTTGTCCGTATTGTGGTGAACAAGATTCTTTCTTTGTCTCCTTACCCAAACCTAGAGGCTATTGACCCTCTATCTACTTCGGAAAAGGACTTAGAGAAAAAGAAGATTGAATTTGCCGTAAAATCCAAGGCTGCTCTTCAAGGCATTAAAAGCAAGCTTGGAGTTGAGGTAGCAGGCGACCCAGAGGCCATTCCAGAAACCCTTGAGGAGGCTGAAATATTCATGGGGACTAACGTTAAGGCTTCTTCCGAAATCGCCGCCCAGATAGCTACTAACCT